AAGCTGAACAGGAGCAAACTTCTTCTCGCACAAGAATAGTTTGTGTTCTTTTGCTCACTTTTGTTAAGAGAGAAAAATTGGTCACAATACCGCACGTTTGTCCTTCTGGAGTTTCCGATGGGCAAATAAAACCAAATTGGGATGTATTGATTTGGCGAATCTTTGCATTTTTGCCTTCTTTTCCAATAGGTATAACCACATGTCGCAAATGAGAAAGTGTTGCTGCATAAGTCATACGATTCAAAACTTGCGACACACCTGCTTTCATATGAGACGTTTTTCGAGTGCTCCAATTTCCAGTTGAAAAACAGCTCTTGATTTGCTTTGTCATTGTGGTGTAGTGCGAAATGATGGATAAAATGTCTTGTTTCTTCTGCAATTGCAAGCTTGCATTTTTGTAGAAACCATCATAAACACCGCGAAACAATTCAAACATTAAAATACCAGTTGTTTCAATGCGCTTGTTGCTTACATTATCGCGATCGTCATCTTTTCGAATACCCAAAGTAACAAGAATAAGTTTGTTGATCATGTATCCAAGAAATTCAGCCTTGTGTCGAATCGTAGATAAAATTCCAAGGTGAGGAAATAATTCTCGTTCGACAACTTGTCGTGCATACGCTTCTTGTTTATCTTTTGGAATCGGATACATGGGATGTTTGGAAATATAAGTCAGAGCGTCTTCACGGGTATTGACAAGATAGGAAGCCTTGACAATATTTTTGACAAAACGATGACCAGCCTCATATTTCATATTGATAAGAGACGGAATTTCTTCTGGAGAAACACCCAGGGCTTTGAAAACAATTCCAGCTTCAATATGTTCTTTGATGTTAGGAAGAGAAACAAAAATAGTTCTTTCATCAATGGGCATAATTGTTTGAACAACCACGGAATAACCAGATTCTTCGGCAACAGAGCGAATTTCACAAATGTACTTGTACTTTGTGTTGTTGGTAATATTTTGTTCAATCACTTGAACAAAATTATAATTTGGCCGTTGTTGAGCAACAATGACACGTTCAATAACGCGTTTGATTCTGTCATGTTCCTTGCCTTTGACAATAAAATAACCACCAGGATCATAACGACATTCGCCCAAGTCCACACGTTCTTGAGGATTCTTGTCGCCAAGATTGCAAACAACTGAATATAACATTGTCGGAATTTGTAAAAAGGCAACGCGTTGATGAAGTTTCGCTTTGGTAATTTTCCCATGTTCCACTGTTTCTTCGGAAATGTCGATATAAACTGTTGATTGATAACAAATTTCTTTGTCGCGCGCTTCTTGAGGAAATAAAGGTCTAATAGACCGATTTTCGTTAATAACTACAGGATTGGAAACAAAAACATTTCCAAAACGATAATTAATGTCCACATTTGCTTTCAAAGAAATGGTAATTGTGTTTTTCTCTTCAATCACCCGCTGAATTCCCTTCAAAATAAATTCATTATAAGAATCTATTTGAATATGAGCAACACCATACGTGTTAAAATAATTTTTCAAAATTACTTTGATGTCCTCTTCTTCCATTTTTGAAAAGTTGAGAAATGATTTTTTTTACCTAGTATTTTTAAAAATCATTTTAAATTTCTATAAAATATATTTTTCAAATAAAATAATTTTATGTATTACAATAAAATGTCGACACTAACGCAATCTACTCATTATAACGGTAATATGGAGCCTAGCCGCACGGCTACGCTAGTTTCTTATGCGACTTTGAGAACGATGACTACTCGTCCTTCTGCTCCAATGTATGTCATGAATAAATTTGACGGTCCTTGGGCTACTCAAGCCAAGGCCTTTAATCAAGGTCTTTTGAATCCTAACCAGAATACAGCTACAGGTGGTTATTACAATATTAATACTGCTTATGGTAAGGAGCCCGTACAACTTTATGCCACTCGTGGGTGCGCCTCCAATAAAATTGTAGTTTAAAAATTAAATAATGAAAATAATTTTATATTTTATAAAATTATTTTTAAAATAAATGCCAAACAATGAAAAGAGTCCTGAAAAATTAAAAAAGAAATTATCATTAAAAGAAAGCAAAGTGAAAGCTTTGCAATTAAAACATATTTTTGCAAAAATGTCTCAAATAGAAGCAGAAAAAGAAATTAAATTGAAACAAAAAAAATATGAACAATCACTCGTCCAACGTAAACGTTGAAATTGTCCCACCCGCTTCCATATATGTGCTTTTACGAGTTGCAAAATGACGTTTTAAAATAGGATTATTATCAACTAAATCAAAAACAATGGGAGTTGTATCATGGCGTCGGAAAACTCTACCTAAATATTGTATAAAATATTCTTCTAAATCAGAAGCTAAAATCAAAGCATCTAATTTATCATGATCAAATCCAACACCAACTTTGCTTGTTGTTCCAATAAGAATGCGACAATGTCTATCAAATTCTGTTTTGCTTTCAATAAAAGTATCTACAGACTCGTTTATAATTTTTAATTTTTCTAAAAGAATATTTGCTCCTTCTACTCTTTTTGTTAAAATTAAAAATGTTCGATCTTTAAATTGTTGTATAATTTTTATAATTAAATTATTTCTGTCTTCGTTCAAAGATTGTGCTTCAATAATTTTCCCCCAATTTAAATTTCCATTTCGATCATATTCAATTTCAGGAGTAAAAGTTGTATTTATTTTATACACTAAATGAGGCTGGTGCATTTTACGAATTATTTTATTTTCTGTAAAATAATGATCTAATAAAATATTAAATCCATCTGTGCGATAGGGTGTTGCAGATAATCCGATTAAATATTTTGGAAATAAAAATCGTAAAGATTGTGAAAGAACCGAGGACATAATTAAATGTGCCTCATCTATAATGACCGTTCCAATAGTTTTTAAACATTCCTCTTGTATTTTCTTTACATTTATTGCATTGCAAATATAAAAATCGCAATTCGAAACATATTGTTTTTTTGAATCACAAATAAAAACTTTTGCATTTGCTCCGCAAAAGTTTTCAATGGCCTCTTTCCATTGTTTCATCAAAACAACACGATTGACAATTATTATCGTTTGCAACCCTATTTTGGATGCTATATAAATACTTAAAATAGTTTTTCCAAATCCAGGATAACAAGAAATTAAGGTCGCGCCATAGGTGTTCAAATTTGTAATTGCCTCGTCTTTGATTTCTTTTTGCATAGATCGTAAACTGCCAGAAAAAGGAATGTTTATTTTATTGTAATTTGTAGCTTTTGGTTTTTTGAAACCTAATTTTATTGCAAATGAAAAAGGAATAATTACATTTTCTCCCTCTATAGAAAATATTTCAATCGCCTGTGTTTTGGGAGTAAAATATGATTTTCCTTTTTTAACTGGCTCAGGTTTTATTGTTAATTCATTTGCAATTTTTTCCTTTTGTTCTTCAGAAAGCTCGTCAATTAAAATTCGAAATGACATTTTATAATTTTATAAAATTGTGTTTTCAATTTCAAATTAGAAAAATAGATATTTTTATAAAATGGAAAAAATATCTTTACAAAAAAAAATTATTTATTTACAAAACAAGTGGAATAACAAAGTAAACTATACATGTTCTCATTGTTTAGATGCAGCGTTTGTTTCGGTAGTAGAAAATATTTCTGGATATATAACAGATGAAGACCTCATACAATCCAGCGGAAATACTTTGCTTCACAAAAAAATATTACAAATACATACTAATTTTAACTAAACTCTGAATCAAAAATAAATGAAAAATTAGTATTTAATTCAGAATTTATGGAAAATCTCATGCGATTAAAAAATATTCGACACTGATCATGATCGCCACTAATAATTGCAATCTTTAAAATTTCAGGATATAATAATTCTACTTGTTTTTTATCTTTTTTATCAATGGCATATAAAAAATTATTTTTTAATTCCTCTTCTAATGGAATATCCATAAGAGGAATATAATAATCTTTAATCCAAGTTGATAAAGAATATTTAGACATTTTATTTATTTTCATTAAATTTAAAATGAATATATGAAATTTATAATATATTAAAAATGATTTTATCCATTCTTTGAAAAAAAAAATATCATTTTACAACAATGGAATTTGTAGGTGAAATTGACTGTGTCAACTTTGGAATTTTTTCTGCAGAAGAAGTTTTAAAAGTATCTGTGGCTCATATTGACAATCCAAAATTATCTGGGTCTGGTTCTGTTTACGACGAGCGCTTGGGAGCAACGAGTGATACGTCGGACAGAAATTGTATAACATGCGACCAAAACTTTCAAAATTGCCCTGGTCATTTTGGACATATTGAGTTGAATGAACCTATCATTCATCCAAAATATCTAAAAATGATTCATGCATATTTGAAATGTTTTTGCGTTAAATGTTATAGTCTTCTTATTTCAGAAGAAAAAATTCAAATCGAAGGATTTATGAAGTACAAACGCCACAATCGTTTTAACAAAATCCTTGAATGTTTAAAGAAAATTGAAGTTTGTTCTCATTGCAAAGTCATTCAACCAAAAATTGTTTTATCGATTGCCGATTCTACCTTTAAAGCAATCTACAAACACTCTGGAAAGAAGAATCAAAATGGCGATGTGGAAGAAGCGAATTTTGCCATCCCTCTTAGCGACAAACAAACAATTGAACTACCTTTTACAACGGGTGACATTTACAAGATTTTAGAAAATGTGTCTGATGAACAAGTGGAATTGCTTGGTTTTAATCCAAAACTTGTAAAACCTCTCAATTTAATCATCACCCATCTGCTTGTTTTACCCCCTTGTGCTCGACCAGTTGTCATTTCTGGCGAAGGTAATGTTTCGGATGACGATTTGACAAATCAATACATCGAAATTATCAAAGCCAACGGAAGATTAGGCAACGCAGATGAAAATAATGATGAATCCAAACGCATCAAGAATATTCAAACGTTAAAATTTCGCATTTCAACACTTTTTGACAATTCGCAAAAGAAAGCAAAACATACGCAAAATGGTAAAACTTTCAAAGGCATTAAGGAACGCATTTCTGGAAAAGAAGGTCAAATTCGAACAAATTTAATGGGTAAACGTTGTGAACAAACCGCTCGAACAGTCATTGGACCAGAACCAACTTTGCGCATGGGACAAATGGCGATGCCTATTGAGATTGCTCAAAATTTGACTATTCCTGAAATTGTCAATGACATAAACAAA